CGCGGTGCATTGTGGCGTGTCATCTATGACCCTACCAAGACAATAGAGGATTGTATCGCAGGCCAGCCTGCTGATGACAGAGACCCTGAGATGGAAGCTGAGATAGCCAGGAACACACTGGCAAAGCTTGGCAATGAATTAGGTGTGAGTACATCAACCAAACCTGTGGATAACCATATGAATAACAAGGCACAGCTTGTACAAGGTACAGCTAGTATTGGTGCTGATACAGACACATTACACAAGCCTGACCTTGTGCAACAAAACAAGGTGGAGCTAGTAAATAACTCCTGTAACTTAACTAATAAAAAGACTATAGGGGAAAATGAATGTAGAAAGATGTGCCAAGCGTACAGCCAGCTAGTCAACCAGCTCTATGGCAAGCCATGGCAGTACGATATGAGACAGCTCAACCTGGCAGGTGACATCCTATCCAGGCAGACACACCAGGCATTCATAGCTGACGCAGAGCAGTTCCTGATATGGGCAAGAGGCAAGGGCAAGCAAGCACCACACAGCCTACAGTATTTCCTACAGCGCATAGACAGTAAGGAAAAGGCACAGGCTGGTGAGCAGACAGCCCAGGATATCGTCAAGCAGTTAAGCAATAAGATGAGGATGCAGAGGTGATGCCATACAAAAACCAAGCGACCCTTTGGGTTATGTATGACTGCACCAATCGTTATGCAGGGAAACGCCTACATTCCTGTGTAATATCAATGACTTGTAGGCAAAAAAAAGACCCTTTGCCCCCCACCCTGCGAGGTACGGTAGGGGGGTTTCACAAAAATATTTTGGGGTTTTCGTTAAAAGGAGCGAAGTATGAATAAGACCTATGATGTTGTAATGGCTCAAGAGATGGTTGGTAAGACTGATGACCAGGGCAACCCTAAGACACGCTGGGTTAACCTTGGTGTGGCCTTTGAGAAGGACGGTAAGCCACCTCGTATCAAGCTGAATGCGTTACCTATCCCTGACAAGAATGGGGAGATATGGATTAGCTTGTTTGAGCAGAAGCCTAAAGACCAGGGTGCTGGTGGGTATGACCAATCTCCGCAGGGCTATGGGAACAATCAGTATGCTCAGCAGAAAAACGGATGGGGGCAGTGATGATTACCAAGAAGGTTCGTAAGCTCTGGCAGGGCAAGTATGTGTCCATCAGGGACTATGAGAGGGACAAGGGCATAGCCAAGGGTGGTATGCGCCTTGAGCATGGCGGTGAGGTCATGGAGTTAACGACTGACCAGCTTAAACAGCTTAGGGGTGATGGGAATATGCATCAGAGTAAGTTCGGTGGTCAGTACGAGCTGATTAACATCACCTGGCAACCGCTGACCCATGACCCTAACCAAGGGAGCTTTATCTAATGTCTAAGAGGGTAGTACCGCCGCAAGGACGGTTTGGTGGCGTAGGGGAGCTGAAGAAGCGACTACGCGGCTCACAGATAATCTATGACAATCGGGATGGCCTGGCGACTGAGATGCTGGGCATTGCCAAAGCGAACATCACTGACGTTGTAGATTGGAACGGTGACCAGGTAACTGTGAAGGAGATAGAGGACATACCTGACCATGCGTTGTCTGCAATCAAGAAGATTAAGGTCACGCCTACCCAGAATGGCAACATGATAGAGGTTGAGATGATAGATAAGGTCAGGGTGCTACAGCTCCTGGCCAAGTCTGCTGGCTTGCTGGACACTGAGAAGGATGTCGAGAAGCCTGCGGTTGTTGATATTACGATGGTCTTACCTGGAGAAGAAGATGAAGATAAAGCAAAGTGATTACTTGCTGTGGAACGTATACCACAGTGTTATTGCCCTGTTGTTGGGTGCCTTGGTTGTAATAGAAGGATATGAATTATGGGTGACGCACCTGGCTCAATGAAGCTGGATTTCTCCACATCGCCTACTGTGGGTAAGTTCTTTAGAAGCAAAGCTTTCGTGCGAGGGTTGCTCGGCCCTGTTGGAAGCGGCAAATCCTATGCGTGTTGCGCAGAAATCTGGCGCAGAGCTGTCGAGCAAAAGCCCTCGCCCAGGGATGGTATCAAGTATTCTCGGTTTGCGATAGTGCGAAATACACATCCGATGCTAAGAACGACAACATTAAAGACCTGGCAAGAGCTGATGCCTGAGAATGTGTGGGGCAACGTCAAGTATGCGCCGCCGATTACACACCACATCAAACTGCCGCCCAGGGGAAAAGCGGCTGGCATTGACTGCGAGGTTATCTTCTTAGCATTAGATGACCCCAAAGATGTGCGAAAGCTCCTTTCTTTAGAGCTGACAGGGGCATGGGTAAACGAATGCAGAGAGCTTCCAAAAGCTGTGATAGATGGATTGACCCACCGTGTCGGTCGTTTCCCTACGAAAGCTGACGGTGGCCCAACCTGGCATGGCGTTATCATGGACACGAACCCACCAGACAGTGACCATTGGTATTACGTCACGGCACATGACAAAGACAGACCGAAAGGTAAGTATGCTTGGGATTTCTTTGAGCAACCTGGCGGCGTGATAGAGGTTCCGCTAGAAGCTGTGCCTGAAGAGATGCCTGAAGCGCAGGGATACCTGTATTCCGCTGGCCGATGGTGGAAAACAAACCCCAAGGCTGAGAACCTGGGCAATTTGCCGCAGGGTTATTACGAACAGCTCCTGGGCGGCAAGAACCTAGATTGGATTAGGTGCTATGCTGAGGGTAAGTACACCTATGTCCAGGAAGGCAAGGCTGTCTGGCCTGAATATCAGGATAGCTTGATGGCGACTGACCTGGAACCGACACCTGGCATCCCTGTTCAAGTAGGCCTCGACTTTGGTTTGACCCCTGCGGCGGTCTTTGCTCAGCGTATGCCTAACGGAACATGGCACGTTCTGCATGAGCTGGTGACCTTTGACATGGGCTTGAACCGCTTTGTGAATATGCTCAAGGAAGAAATGGGCATCTACTTTCCCAAGTACGAGTTCATGATATGGGGTGACCCTGCTGGCCAGCAACGTGACCAGATATATGAGACAACTGCCTTTGACCATATGCGGTCTATGGATATGCTTGCTAGGCCAACTGCGACAAACGACTTTAAGGTTCGTAGAGAAGCCCTGGCGATACCCATGTCACGGCTCATAGATGGCAAACCTGGCTTTCTCATTAACAAAAGCTGTACTCGTCTGCGCAAATCCCTGGGTGGCGGTTACCATTTCAAGCGTGTCAGCATGGGAGCTGGCCAGGAACGGTATCGTGATAGCCCTAACAAGAACGAACACTCCCACATTGGGGATGCCGCTGGGTATTGCCTGCTTGGTGGTGGTGAACATAAAGCTATGACTACCAGAACAAGCGTCAGCATGGGCAGTCAAACCAACACAAAGGTGCTAGATTTCGATGTTTTCAACTGAAGAGCTAAACATTGCGATGGAATTAGACTATCCATCGCAGAAGGTTGTCCAGTTCCACCCTGACCATTTACGGATGATGCCGCTAAATGAGTACGACAGGCGGCACCTGCGACTGTTTGCCAACTATCGTGAGTACATCATGGCATATGCACAGAGCAATTTGTGCTTCACTGCTATGCAGGACGGAACCCTGTATGCTTGCTTTGGGATTAACCAGATGTTCCCTCATGTCTATGAAGCCTGGCTTATTCCTAGTGCAGAAATATCCAAGAAAGCTTACAGGATGCACAAGGCATCTCTTAACTTTTTTAACTATGCTGTGAACAAGCTGGCAATAAGACGGTTACAAATCACGGTTTGTACTGATAATGTTCGGGCTGTCAAATGGGCAGAAAGATGTTACTTTGAACATGAGGGTCTAATGCGTAGCTTTGGGCCAGATGGAAATGATTATTATATGATGGCGAGGATAAGCTGATGGGCGGTCTATTTTCTAAACCTTCTCCACCCCCACCACCCCCACCTGACCCAGAGGTTGAGGCTCAGGAAAAGAGGGTAGAAGTTCAGGAGCGAAGAGAGCGTACAAAGATTGCGGCTCGTAATCGTTCAAAGCGCAGAGGTGGCATGGCACAGCTATTGAGCCAATCTCGTCTTAACCCTGCTACTGGCACACAGAACAGCACTGGTCAGAACAATACGTTTGCCCAGAACACTAGTCTTGGCGGCGGTGGCGGCGTAAGAAACCCAAGGAACCTGGGATGACGAAGCGCGAATACGTCAGAAACCCAAAACTCCGCAACCGTTCACCACAGGAGCGACAGGATGATGAACAAGAAGCCGATGGACAAGAAGGCGAAGATGGCCAAGATGAAGAAGGCGATGGCTAAAAAGATGTCTAAGAAAAAGCCTGCTGAGAAGAAATCAGGCTACTAGGCATGACTAAAAAGGCGCACCAAAATCCAAAAGGTGGGCTTAACGAGGCAGGCCGAAGGGCGGCGAAGGCTAAGGGTCAAAACCTTAAAAAGCCCATCAAATCTGGCACGAACCCTCGTAGAGTGAGTTTTGCCTGTAGGATGGGCAAGGTCGCTGGCCCAATGAAAGACAAGAAGGGCAGGCCTACACGCCTTGCTCTGGCTCTCAAGGCATGGGGCTTTGGTAGCAAGGAAGCGGCTCAGAATTTCTGTGCCAGGCACAAGAAGAGTTAAGCATGGCATTATCTACAAAAGCATTGAAGAAACGCTACAAGCTGGCGCAAAACCGCAAGGAACAATGGCGTTCTATCTATGAAGAGGCGTATGAGTACGCCCTTCCAATGCGCAATTTGTATGATGGCTACTATGAGCAGGATACCCCTGGTCAGAATAAAATGAAGCGAGTGTTTGATAGTACGGCTATCCACAGCACTGCACGATTTGCCAATCGCATTCAGTCAGCTTTGTTTCCTCCACAGCAGGCTTGGTGTAGATTGACCCCTGGGTCTGACGTACCTAAAGAAAGACAGGTAGAGGCCCAGCAGGTTTTAGACCTATATGCGTCAAAGATGTTTGATGTGATGCGTCAGTCAGGCTTTGACCTAGCTATGGGTGAGTTCTTGTTAGACCTGGCTGTTGGTACGGCAGTTATGCTCGTACAGCCTGGCGATGAAGAGCGTCCTATTAGGTATACGGCTATTCCGCTATACCAGATTAGTTTTGATGAAGGGCCAAACGGTGACCCTTCCTATGTGTACCGTAGATTTAAGCGGCCATATGAGGTGCTAGAGACTGAGTTCCCTGGCGTTTCTGTGCCGAAAGAGGTCTCTGACAAGTACAAAGAAAACCCACAAGAGCGTATTGAGCTACTTGAGGCCACCTACAAAACGGATGATGGCAAGGTTGAGTATTGCCTGATGACGATGGAAGGTGACTACAAGATATTGCACAAAACTCTGAAGAGTATGCCGTGGGTTATCAGCAGATATATGGTTGCACCTGGGGAGATATTTGGTCGTGGGCCTGTACTTTACGCTCTCCCTGATATCAAAACCCTCAACAAGGTTGTCGAGCTAACGCTGAAGAATGCAAGCCTCAGCATTGGTGGCGTATTCACAGCCGTGGACGATGGCGTTTTGAACCCACAAACGGTCAGTATCGTTCCAGGTGCAATCATTGGCGTATCGTCTAATGGTGGGCCACGCGGCCCATCGCTACAGCCGTTGCCTCGTTCTGGTGACAGCAACCTGTCGCAGATTGTTACTAACGATTTGCGTGTGAATATTAAAAAGACATTGCTAGATGAGAGCCTGCCCCCCGACAATATGTCGGCTCGTTCTGCTACAGAGATTGTGGAACGTATGAAGGAGCTGTCTCAAAACCTCGGTGCCGCCTTTGGTCGTCTTATCGTAGAGACCATGTTCCCGATTGTTCGCAGAACCCTAGAGCTTATGGACGAGCAAGGGCTTATTGACTTACCTCTCAAGGTCAATGGTCTGCAAGTGAACATCGCGCCAGTATCTCCTCTCGCTATGGCAGGGAACATGGAGAAGGTAGGAAATGTGCTTCAGTTCTTGCAAATCTCTCAGGGTCTTGGGAATGCAGGAATGGTTCTTATCAAGCCTGAAGCCATTGGGGATTATATCCTAGACCACCTTGGCATTGATGCCTCGCTACGAACAACTCCCGAAGAGCGACAGGCTATCATGCAAGAAGCGCAGGCTATGATGCAGGCGCAACAACAGCAGGCAATGTCACAGGGGGCGGCACCCCCACCTGAACCTGGCATGGAACAGCCACCTATGACTGAAGGACAGCCACAGTGAACCAAGCTGAAAAGATTAGAGACATCAATTCTGTAGGGTGGGATGGCGTAGAGGCTAACGTCACCCCTCTAAGAATGCGCAATACGGATGCACAACGAGCTGTCGACATTGCGTTTCGCAAAACCTTTATGACTGAAGATGGTCAGAAAGTATTAGAACATTTACGCTCAGTGACGGTTGAACAGCCTGCCTGGGTGCCAGGAGCTGACCCTAGCTATGGATTTGCTAGAGAAGGCCAGAACAGCATTGTGCGTGAAATAGAGCAACGTATAAGGAGAGCAAATGAGCCAGAGTGAACAGCAGGCTGTTGCTGAAGAGCAACAACAACCTGAACAGTCACTGATGAGTTCTGTTGAGGTTTCACATGAAACAGATGGCCAGCCTAACGATGGGTCAATCCCACACTTAGAAGGTCAAGAAACATCTGAAGATATAAATTGGGCAGAGATTGAACGCCCTGATGATATCCCAGCCAAGTTCTGGAGCGATGAAAATGGCCCAGACATTGAGGCTCTAGGTAAAGGGTACTCTGAGCTGGAGAAGATGTTCCATGCAGGTAAGCACAAAGCACCTGAAGAATATGACGTTGGTGTCCTAGAAGAGTTTAACATCCCTAACGATGACCCTGTTGCGTCCTTCTATCTAGATTGGGCTAAGAACAATGGCGTGAGCCAGGCGGCGTTTGACGATTTGGCTAAGACCTTCCTGGGCAACAGTGTAGAAAATGCACAAGCGCAAGCTGTAGACATGGCACGAGAGAAAGAAGCTCTTGGTGCTAACGCTAATGAAATCATTTCTGGCAATGTTAAATGGGCAGATGGCCTGGTGCAGAAGGGGATTATCTCCGAAGATGAACGTGAAGAGCTAGACATCTGGGGCGGCACTGCCGCTGGTCAGCGTCTGATGCAGAAGATGAGAGCTATGCAAGGTGACATGGTGCAGATACCTACTAACCTGGTAGATAGCCCATCGCAGTCAGAGGACGATTTCCGCACAGAGAAGCAGGAAAAAATGTCTGACCCTCGTTACGGAGTAGATGCCTCATATACACGCAGTGTGGAGAAAGAGTTCGAGGCGAGATATCGCTAAGCAAGTTATGGCTTTACAAGGTGCGGCTTGTGGTATAGTTTAAGGTTGTACGATAACTGTAACCACAGCCGTACTGACACACCTAACGGTGTCGATGCCCATTCGTTATGGGTAGGTTACAGCCCAGACTTTCCTGGATAACTGTTGCGACTTTTGTTTGTAATCAAATCTAGGAGAGAGTTATGACAACTCGTGCAAATCTATCTCCAGCATTCGTCCAGCTCTTTGAAGCAGAAGTTCATCAAGCTTATCAAGGGGCGGCTGTACTTACAGGTGCGGCTCGTACTCGTACTGGCGTTGTTGGTTCAACTGTAAACTTTCCAAAGGTAGGCAAAGGTCAGGCCAGTGTTCGCACTCCAGCCACCGATGTTGTGCCTCTAAATTCAACCTTCTCAAGCGTGTCCTGTAGTCTGACAGACTATTATGCCGCTGAGTATAGTGACATCTTCTTGCAACAGAAGGTCAACTTTGACGAACGCCGTGAGCTTGCCATGGTGGTAGGTGCCGCAATCGGTCGCCGTCAAGACCAATTGATGCTAGACGCACTTGATGCGGCATCCGCAGGTGGCACTGTTGCTAACACTGTTGTGACATCTGGCTCTGCAACAGCATCAAACCTCAACATTGGTAAAATCATCGAAGCCAAGAAGCTCTTGGATGCGAAGAACGTACCTGCTGAGGGTCGTCACTTTATCATTCACGCCAATAACCTGGCTGGATTGCTTGGTGATGAACGTGCTGTATCAGCAGATTTCCAACAAATTCAGGCACTTGTAGGTGGC